TTTAGCGATTGGAGTTTTGTTTCCTCTTCGCTCTGGATTGAAGCAAGCCGTATGACTTCTTTGATTTCTGCCGGGATAGCCATGATTATTTCTTCGGCGGGCGTTTCTTTTTACATGCCATGATTATCTCCTAGTGAATATGTGATTATTTTATAGTATTTATTGTCTGTGTGGCTAATTCCATTTATCCACAATTATTTGATATTGGATAATCCTTGTCTGTTTCTCTCTTGCATCCATCACAGGCTTGGTCTATTGCTCTCCGGTCGAATCGGCATAACCGTGATTGATCGTATTGCTGGCATCCGTATTTCATGGGAGCTTATAGCGGTCGCGGCAATAACCGCAAGCACCACCAACCAACCGAACGTAATCATTTCCGCAAAGGTCACACGTTCCGGCTATTCCTACTGGTATCTCTGAGGCGCGGCGCATTGCCTCTTGAACGTGATCGTCTATTACTGACTCAATGAAATAGCTCGCTTTATCCGCTTCGTCGCCGTGGCAGTCTTCGCGGTCAATCTCCATTTCTCAACTCCTTTAGTTTTGACACGTAATGCGCTTTAATGGCCTTCAGTTCAATTATCGTGTATTTCCTTGGCGTCTGGTCTGCCTCTAGCAACTCAACTGATTCTAGGCCAATTCTTGCGATTAGTCCGATACGGTAATCAACCGCATTACCAGACAAGTATCTATTGTCTTTCTTTGACTGAGCATGGCAATTCCGCTCGTCAAAACGTAAGTGAGGTGCGCTTCCTGTGCTTCGATAATGCCCGGCATCTACGTTGTTTCCAGACCAATCCAAAGGTTGGCCGCTTGATATGCAAGCATGTCCGGCAATCTGATCTCGCAATCGAATGAATTTATTGAATGCAACTTGAGCCTCTCGCATCCATTGTGCGCGGGTCTTGATTGATTCACGTTTGGCTCTGATCTCTTTGCGCTCGGCTTTGGCCTTGGCAACTTCGGTCTTTGTCTTTTCGCGCCATGCGTAGGATTGAGCGCAACGTAATCCGCATACGCTTTGGAGTGGCTTCAGCGGAATGAACTTTGCGCGGCATACCTTACATACACGTTCTTTGATTGGTTTATTCAACAACATTCTGAGTGATGCCCGAAGAGAGGCTTCGGAAACAAAGAAGCCGTTAGCAACGAAGTGAATAAAAGGCTCATATGCGAATATAAACCACGTTTTTGAAAATAAATTGGTTAGTTAGTGCTTACTTACGCTGTAAGCCTCATGTTTATTGAGTTTGCAGTGTCGAAAAAAATGTCCGTAGCCTATTGACAAGCAAACATGCTGCTTCTGGCGATAGTAAGCACTAACTAACATATATGAAGTTATGCGCCTTCATCGCCAGGCGCAGCAGTTCGTCCCGAAATTCCAAAGGCGTGGCGTTCGCCTCTCGCTTCCCGAGGGTCGGCTTATTCGCCGCCTTCCCTCGCTGATCGTGAAAACCAATCTGGTGCGTTCCTTTCGGGCGCTCCCACCGCAGTTTAAACGGCGGATTCGTGCCGTGGTAGTAAAGCCATGTCGCTTTTGCGGCTCGATGCCCGTAGGCGCTCTGCCAAACCTCGCACACCCACCCGCCATCGATGGTGCGCTGCCAGCCAATCCCGGCCGGTTTCGCCAGTCCGTGAGCCGCCCATGCCTTCGTTTTCGCCGGGTGTTCCAGAACACCGCCAAACCGCCGCACGCTCTCCAGCGCCGCAGCAAAGCATCCGCCGTCGTTGCCGGGCATGTTGTGGTCGCCGCCCCATCGGGCGTAATTCACCGCCGCCATCGCTCCCCACAGTTGGCATGGCGGGTGCGCCACCACTGGCAGCGGGCCGGCGTAGCGACGTGCGTCCCGTTGCTCCGGCCACGCATCAACGTCATCCAGCCCAGTGTAGCATCCGTCAGGCTGCACAAAGAGTGCGGCCAGGCGCATAACACGGCGGTCAACACGGACGCCCGCCAGCGGCGCTTCGCTTGCTGTCATGCGCCGGTTACCTCAGCGATAGATTTCACGCTGCAATCCTGTCGCTAAACTTGACGCCATTCATTGCGCCCCAGCAGGTTACATAGTCGAGAAGACTAGAGAATCGTTTCTTGCTCATTGCCGCAGTAGATTCCCTAAGATTAACCACCTCGCCCTCAAGTCCGATGACCATTTCCGCAGGCTCTCCGGTGGCGATTGAATGAGCCGAAACCATGATGACCTTCCACTGGAGCATGGTGCGCTTCTTCCCCATCCATTCCTTTTGATTTGCTATGTCCGTTAGCAAAGGATGTAGGAGCGCGTTCTGTTGCTCCGTTCGTGTTGCTTCGCCTATGCGTACCACCCAACCGATTAAAGCCTCTTGTACAGCTTTGCATATAGCTTGGCGGGCAATATCTCCGGTGATTGTGTATTTCATGCTGCAAATTCCATTTGCTGTGATGCTCCCCACTGGTTTGCAAAAGCATCCGCAATCCCCTGGAATGTTTTTGATCTTTCTTTCCACCTGTCTTTGCTCGGGGGAAGTCTATGAATCCTGTCAGTAACCGATTTCGGCATTCCAGCCATCTGTTCCTTTACGTCATTTGTTGCCTTAAGCAGCGGAAGCCCTTTCAACCAAAGACAAGTCGCCTTGTTTTCCATATGGCCAAACATATGCGGCTGAATGATCTGGTCAGGCTTACGGTACAGGCTTGACATGATGCAGACAGGGTTTTCTATGGCCGTCAGCGGAATATGTGCAGAGCGACGTATCAGCGCCATGAAGAACGAAACGCCAGCCTGTTGCCTTCCATCCATACGCTTTGCCTCAAAGTGACGCGAACCCGAAACGCTCAAATGTGTGCATGGCGGATGGAAAATTGCTAATTCCCAAGGATAGTCGATTACGTCGAATACATCGCCTTGATAGTGCGGCCCGGGCGAATCGGTTTGAAGAAGATCACAACTCATTGCATCATGTCCGTTACGAATAAACGCATCACGAACGGTTCCAGATGATTCGCAAGCAATCAAGACTTTCACTTTTCCACCTTTTCGCTATCAACCTTTGCGCGATGCTCACGGTACGTTTGTGCCTCGGCCCTGGCGAGTGCTTCAGCTTTCTCGCGTGGAAGACCGGCGCAGTATTCTAGGATGGCGCTTCTTTCGGAATACATTTCTTCAAGTTGAATTTCGAACTCGTTCATTTTTTGTTCCATGCTCCGATTAGTGTTTCGCTCATCTTCACACCGTCAGGAAACTTTGTCCCTTTGACGATTCCGTTTTCGCTTGCGTAAGTTACCCGTACATCGGGAAACTCTGCGCGGAATGAATCTACTAGCCTGGTGATCGTCGGCATACGGATGCGGTTTTCTTCTGCGCTGCTCATGCTCTCGGCCTCAATAGGTCAATAGTTCCTGAAGACTTCGATCCCAAAAACTGTCCAGATGCCTTGTCGAACCACATTGCTACAGACCCCTCCCACTCGCCGTTTCTTTGCTTATCGACAATCATCAGAGAATCAGGAATGTCATTATCTATGATCCCTGCCTGTGCTGCCTTCTCTTTTTTCTTATTGCGCCATACAGAAATACAATTATCAACTTGGTCAGTAATCGCCCCTGTTCCCTTGGCATCCATCTTTCCAGGTGGCGAGTTTTCATCGCCAAGTTTCCGCGAGTGATGAACCAGGTGGATATGGATGTTCGAGTCCCTTGCGATTGCCGTCAGTTCATCCACAAACCGCTTTTGCCCGTTGTAATCATCCTCGCCCATGCCGCACTTCATCAACGAATCAATGACTATATGCTTGCCGTGCATCTTGTCTGCGAAATACCTGCACACGGACAACACGCGATCTGCGCTAACCGTTCCCTGCTGGTCATACATCCATAAGCGGTCATCAGTCCAGCGGTGGAACTTCTGAATAAACTGGATTGTTGGCTCATTGCACTGAGCCGCTTGACGGCACATTCTCTGCAACGTGGTCGCAGGCTTCATCTCGAATGACGCAATGCAACAACTTTCGTCATGTGCCATCCACCACGTTAAAAGCTGTCCGAGCAAAAGAGACTTTCCGTGGCCGTTCATTCCTAACCACAACGAAACCTCTCCCGGCCTGAATGCAATCGTAAATTCAGACTTTCCCCAAGGAAGCCTAGCCCCCGCGTGTGATTGGTCGCCGTAGAACTTGTCGATTACCTCGTCGCAGTAGTTCGAGGCTGGCTTGATATTTGGCGACTCATCCGGGCCATGAATGTACGGCGCAAGGTCATCCAGAGTTATTAGTTTCATTTCCATGCCCCCATCGTGATACCTGAAGCCGTCAGAGCGCCTTGAATCAGCGATGCGGACTCGATAGCGCGGTCTGTTTCCTTTTCCGTAAGGCGGCGCTTTGTGAGCGTTTTAGCGGTAGCCGCAACGATTAATGCCTCTTTTGCGATCAACCGTAAAACATCAGACGCAGGAAACGGCCTTGCCTCTGACTTCCTGTGTTCGTGAGTTTCTGGGAACAGATCATCAAACGTAAGCCCTACCGCGTCAAGGATTGACTCAACATCGCACCCTGAAAAGCAATGTAGGAGAACTCTACCGTCTTCAGTCTCACGAACAGCCAGTGACGGAGACTTGTCGTTATGAGCAGGACAACATGCCGTCCACGTTCCTTTTCCTGTTGCGCGTACTTTCTTCAGCCGTGAGATAAGTTCTGCTGCGCTCATATCGCCCTCGCAAAGATTTCCGTTAGAGAGTCTGACTTTACGGATTGAACGGTTGTAAGCTCGTCTTCCCATCCCCTAGCCTTGAGCCAGCGTTCAGGGTCTTTCCGATACGTAGGGTCAGGCCGCGATAAACGAAGCGAGTTTGCTGCACTGATGATTTCCTTTGCTTCATCGTCAGAAGGTGAAATCTTATTCCACTCTTTCAGCGCATTCGGCTTTCCAACTTTTTTTCCGTAAGCATCCCAAAACTCATTGAAAAAGAGCGTTAACTCTTTTTTATTGGGTCTTGGGTCTTGGGTAGTATCGTGTTCGTATGTTTTGGTATTACGTTTGTTATTCGTCCGTAATACGTCAGTATCGTTTTTCTTCTTTTCCCATCGTTTTTCAATGTTTGCCTTTGCCGCAGCAGACTTTGAATACCACCTAGAAATCTCTCCGTCAGCGCGTCCGTTGTGCCAAAACCCATCTATTAACGTGAAGAACTCTTGAAGAATGTCTTCGACAACAGCTTGGCTTACTCGCGTTTGACGGGAAAGCAATCGTGTGTCTGGAATGATTGGGCGCTCTGTATCGTAGTAGATTTCGAGCAGGCGACGGTAACAAATATCCTCTTCGTTAGACAGATAGGCCGTAGCTGATCTGTAATCGCCAATGTGATGCGGGTAGAACTTCATACAGGTTCCTTTGGTGGTCGCCCCGTCCGGTGAGTGTTCCGGCTCGGGCAGCGACTATTGCTAGTCTTTAACGGGCAGACGAGGCAACCAACAAAAGAACCTGTCTACCCGAGCTATGCGTCCTCACAACGCAACGGAATTCTAACATAATCTCATGCTTCAGCCTTCGCCTTGATCCTGGCATCGCGCTTTTCCTTGCACTCGAAGCACCGGAAGCCCAACTTTCCGCCACGATTCTGGCGTCCTAGCCTTGGCATGATGCGTTTGCATACAGGGCATTTAAAGCTGTTGTGGAAGCGCACCGAGTTCAGTGATGACTCTTCGTGCTGCTTGGTACGGTCGCGGTAGTCTGCAACTGATTGCGGGTGGTTTGGTACGGTCATTCGAATAGCCTCACTTGTCTGTATGCATCTTCGATTCGCTTGCAAGCAATGTCGAAATACTTTTGTTCGCGCTCGATGCCGATGAAGGTCTTGCCGAGGTTGGCGCAGGCAACGCCGGTGGTGCCGCTGCCCATGAATGGGTCGGATACGGTCGACGTGGTTTTTGGAGCTAAATTTATGCACCACTCCATCAGCGCAAGCGGCTTTTGTGTTGGGTGTCCATCGCGCTGCATTGCACCACCAGACACATGCGCGAACATTTTTGCCGGCTTGTCGAATGAAGTCCATGCAAGCTCAAAACAAGCCTGTGTCGGCACCGCGTTAAGCTTTCTCCATGCCAAAACACATCGCGCAGGCGGAAGCGGAAAGTAATTTCCACCCCACACTACAGCATGAAGGCCGCGCGCGATTATTGGAGCAATGTCAGGCAGCTCCATATCCCACTCATTGCCTCCAGACAGCATGCACCAATGGCCAGTATTCGTGCCGCCTTTCATCAACGAACCAATCCCATACGGCGGATCAGTCAGCACCAGATCAACCTTCGGCAGCGTATGCAGGATGTCGCGGCAATCGCCCAGGTATAGCGTGGCGTTGCCGATGGTTTCAATTCTGCTCATTTGTTAATCATCCCGCTAAGTTTCTTGACGACTGCATCCATGTCGGAAAACTTGTCGAATGTGCCGATGTAGGTTTTGTCACCACTTGAAATTAGCTGCTTCGTGTGGATCGTCGCACCGAATACCGCATCAAGCTTGCCGCGAAACTCCGACCGGAACACTGCGATAGGAGAATCCTTTGGAGCAAACTCAATGCGCTCCATGATGTGTTTTAGTGTTGCGTGGCTCATGCTTCCCTCGTTATGTATATTGAAAAAGTCTCGGACATACAAACCATCCGAACAGGATTGAGATTGCTAACCATAGGGCTATGATGGTCATTCTTCGCCTCCTGATTCTGCCCATTGCATCGCTTTATGCGCCATGAAGAAGGCTTCTGCACAGTTCATCTTGCTTGACCTGATGTACAGATCGCCATCTGCGTCATAGGCGATAATCAAAACATCCTGCATCCCCTGCTCTGCGTCAGCAAGTGCTGAATGCAATGCTTGCATTGGATTCATGCTGGTGTTTGGGGCTGGCGATAGCCGAATGATTGGAGTGGTCATTTCATTTCTCCCGAAGCGGCGATTTTCCAAAGCCACGGTTGATTGCCTTCTGTTTCCGTTCGTCTGCATCAAGTGCGCGAACAATTATC